GTGGATAGCGCACGCGCCCTTATTGCCCGGGGATGGGGAGTAAGCTTAGTCAGCCGTTGTCTCCGGGTGTCGCGTGCGCAGTTGCACGTAATTCTCAGACGAACCGATGACTGGAAAGATGGTCGCCGCAGCCGTCACTCAGATGATACGGATGTGCTTCTCCGTATACACCATGTTATCGGAGAGCTGCCCACGTATGGTTATCGTCGGGTATGGGCGCTGCTTCGCAGACAGGCCGAACTTGATGGTATGCCTGCGATCAATGCCAAACGTGTTTACCGGATCATGCGCCAGAATGCGCTGTTGCTTGAGCGAAAAACCGCTGTACCGCCATCGAAACGGGCACATACTGGCAAAGTGGCCGTGAAAGAAAGCAATCAACGATGGTGCTCTGACGGGTTCGAGTTCCGCTGTGATAACGGAGAAAAACTGCGAGTCACGTTCGCGCTGGACTGCTGTGACCGTGAGGCACTGCACTGGGCAGTCACTACGGGCGGCTTCGACAGTGAAACAGTACAGGACGTAATGCTGGGAGCGGTGGAACGCCGCTTCGGCAACGAGCTTCCGGCGTCTCCAGTAGAGTGGCTGACGGATAATGGTTCATGCTACCGGGCTAATGAAACACGGCAGTTTGCCCGGATGTTGGGGCTTGAACCGAAGAACACGGCGGTGCGGAGTCCGGAGAGTAACGGCATAGCAGAGAGCTTCGTGAAAACGATAAAGCGTGACTACATCAGTATCATGCCTAAACCAGACGGGTTAACGGCAGCAAAGAACCTTGCAGAGGCGTTCGAGCATTATAACGAATGGCATCCGCATAGTGCACTGGGTTATCGCTCGCCACGGGAATATCTGCGGCAGCAGGCCAGTAATGGGTTAAGTGATAACAGGTGTCTGGAAATATAGGGGCAAATCCACATATATTGAAGATAGGTATAAATATCTAACAAGCCTAAAGGGTTCCGTAATAGCAATCCGTATAAAACATTACAGCACCCTATCCAAACAGATTATACCGTCTACTGATAACATTCATGCTGAGTTAAAGTTGCTTCTTTCAGAAGTTGCGGTGCGAGGTGATAACGATTATTACCGAATGGAAGTGGAAGAGTTAATAAAGTTGTTCGAGGGGAATGTTAAAGAGGCACATCTCAAGGATGAAGCTGACGTATTTTTAAGTAAACTACATCCAATTGCAGTAGAGATTAGATATAATCTTCAGGAAATGAATATTGAGGATTTAGCAACTAAGCATGGCGTGTTGATTTCAACACTTCCGAAAAATGCCCTGCATTACGTTCTTCAGAAAATGTTTACTTGGCTCCACTCTGATAGATATGACCCAATGGGTGGCTTTTACTTGGACAAGTTAAATGAATATTCAGGCGGGCGATACAATTTTTGTTCTGAGGATGATGACAGTACAACTCTATTGAAGCTCCGGATGATGTTGCATTGGTATCATCAACAAAAATAGGCTTAGCCACGAAAACAAGCAATACAGTTGGAAGTTCGTGTGACCTATGCGCTAGGTATTCTGAGACGACAGTGTGACCTGCTCCCTGTTGATTAACATAGGCTGACACTAGCAACGTCCTCTACTGGCACATAGCAGCCCCAGAGACAGTGGTGTAAAGTCATGGAGGGTCGGTGGGAGGATATTCAGTTTCATTCATGCCGAAATACGGTAAAATCTATAATAGATGGAAATCATTCAATACTCGCACTAAAGTCCACCATCCAGCCGCAGCAAGTTCTTGCATACGACGTGTCTGCGGTTTTATATAATCCCAGCCGGTCCAGTTTCCAGACAATCAACTCATCTCCACTTTTCATCACCGTAATTAATTCCTTTAACACAGGGCGATTAGCTGTTCTGCCACTGGCATATTCTTCATAAATTCGCTCACAGCCAGCTGACTCAAGTGCAAGACGTTGCAACTCTGTATCCTGATGATTTGTTGATACACGAACATACCCGTAAATCATGAGTGCTTCTCCTGTTGTAAAAACAGGAGAAGAGGCGAAATATCACCTGATTCAGAAAAATATTTGAAAGGTTGGTTTGGGAGAAACGATAAATAAAGCCTCCGGAGCTATGCAGAAATCGGCTAATGGAGCTGATATTTCTGATGTATCAGCCTTCCGAAATGCGCTCCAGTTAGGGATCGCCGCAACACGAGATGTTGGAGCAGATAATGCCTCGAAGTTACTGGATTTAGACAGCTTCAGGTCAATGATGTCAGGGAATGGCTACATCTACATTCCATGCATTGCGACGACAGGAAACCCGGTGAAACTTATGTTGCAGTGGGGAACGGTGGCAACACAAAAGGGAGCTGATGCTGGATATGCCTTACCATTTGCTTTTCCCTATGCAGGCTTATTTGCGACCGGAAACCGTGGAACATCTGGCTACAATGCCGCGATGAATGTGCGTATTGCCAGCAGAACGCATATCAGTATTCAGAACTGGTCGCCATCCGGAGAGGGCACCGAAGATTGTTGTTTTATCGCGCTGGGGTATTAAGAATGAATAAATTTTATAAAGGCTCTTTCTATCCGAAAGCACTAAAAGAGGTATATATCAGCGCCGGTTCATGGCCTGAAAATGGCGTTGATGTTGATGATGAAACAATGGCAATTTACACAGGCGTAGCGCCACAAGGCAAAACGCTGGGGGCTGATAAAAATGGTAATCCTGCGTGGATTGATATCCCGCCACTCTCCGCTGAACAACAGATTATTCAGGCTGAACAGAAAAGAACGGTATTGCGTTCTATGGCTGATAAGGAAATAGCCTGGAGACAGGATGCTTTTGATGCGGAAATCGCGACGGCAGAAGAAACCGCCGCGTTATCTGAATGGAAAAAATACCGGGTCTTGCTGATGCGCGTTGATACAGCAAAACCCGTATGGCCTGTCAATCCGCAGGATATTTAACGGGGGCGTTGTAGGTGGTGACATATTCAAGCAGTTCTGTTGGATATGTCACCGTTGCTGCATCTCGCTCTACGTTAAATGTATCCGCTCCCCAGATAACACACTCCCTCAAAAATGCCTCCACCTCTGGCGAGACTTCAACCGCATCATCAGGTCGCTCTTGTTCAGAAACATAAAAACCAACGGTCGTTGGGCTGAAATACATATTCTCCATATTTAGTATCCTATTGCTTCAAAATGCAAAGTCGGAATTTCGCCGAGATTGGGTGTCGTATACGACACAGTGAATCGCGTTCTTGATACGTCAGTGCCAGAATCAGTATCGCGATGCGTTGCCAGTGATTTCCCAGCCATTGATGACTGGGTCGAAAAGCTGTAACTCGCTAGTGTTGCCAGCGTTGCTATTTGTGCATTTGGGAATTGTCTGGGGAAATTAACCCTGTAGTAATGGGTGTAGTACAGCACTCCACCAAGAGTAATTGCGTTGAAATTACCAACAGGCGTCAGTGTCACAGTACCAACCTGTCGAATCATACCATTTGGGAGAATATCCCAGGCAGTTTGTCCGTTTCGCGACATACCAAATGCGGACATGTCCGGGAGTTGATTATTACCGGTTCCGACATTACGTTTTGCCGCTTCTCCCAATTGAAGGTATGCGAGAAGACCAGCTACATCCTTTCCACTCAAATTAGTCAGCGTATTGTCCAGCGGTTGTTTGCCCGCCAGTGCGCTCTGTACTTCGCTTTTGCTGTAGGCATCCAGATCTTTAGGCGTAAGCGTAATATCCTTCGTGCCGTCAAACGGAACGCCGTTGATATTCCGTGCAGTCTGTAGTTTTGTGGCAGTTGCAGCATTACCAGTGGTGTTCTGATTACCCGTAGTGTTTACACCTGGAAGGTTAATATTTGCAGAACCGTCGAAAACAACTCCACCGATAGATCTTGCCGTCTGCAATTTCGTGGCTGTAGCAGCATTTCCTGAAAGACTTGAAATAAATGGATGTGAACAGTAATAACCTCGTCCATTTTTAAAGTCCAAAATTATCTGTGCATTCGTACTTTCTGATAAAGGATCAGTTGCCCCCCACTTATAAGTGGTTTGACCAACTGCATAATCAGCCGTTGGAACAATCACATTTAATCCTTCCTCAGCAAAAATATGGATAGGGAATGCTCTTGTCTCAACGTAAAATACACTACACAAATCATCATCTTTCACGCTTGCGATAATCGAGTGTATAGCTCGCTCAGCAGTAGAATATATTGAGAAAAAACCAGCCGCATATGAATCGCGATCAGACCAACCGCCAGGCATAACAAACCCATTAAATTCACAATTATTCATGGCGTATCCGCCAGCTGAGGAATAAGTGGTGATAACCACTCGTGAGGCTAATTCATCTGCGCCACCACCAGTTCGGCGAAAGACTACAGGATACCACTTACCGCTTACTGCATTTGCAGGAGCAGAGAAAGTGTATTTTCGCATCCCCTTTTTCTTATCCACTTCACCTTTGCTGTAAACATTAATGTTACTCAGGAAGCGGCCCTTGTCTGGGATATCAGCGCCATTCTGATTCTTCGCCAATCGGCTATTCGCATTGTCATTCGCAGCTTTAACTGCCTTTGGAGTTGCGGCCAGCGATTCACTGGTGCTATCAACAGCACTGCTAAGTTTCACAACACCTTTAGTTGTAAGGCTTGCGTCTTCCATCGCAACTGCACCGGCAATCTCTTCAGCACGATCAGCAGCAGCTTCCGCACGGGTCGCAGCGGATTCAGCAGCAGTTTTGCTCTGAGATGCTGCCGTCGCACTGCCTGCCGCCTCTGTTGCTTTCGTGGATGCCGTCGTGGCGCTGCCCTTCGCTGCTGACGCCTGTCTGGTCGCCTCATCTTTTGAAGCAGACGCAGATGATGCCGATGACGCTGCCGAACTGGCGGACGATGCGGCTGCCGTTTTTGAGGATTCTGCACGGGTTTCCGACGCTTTCGCATTCGTTTCGGATGTCTTCGCTGTGGAAGCAGACCTCGCTGCTGCGCTGGCCTGTACAGCGGCTTCGCCAGCCTTCGTTGTGGCTGTTGAAGCGGACGATGCAGCACTTTCTGCCGATTTTCCGGCGGCGGTGGCACTGGCTGAGGCCTGCCCGGCACTTGTTGACGCGGCACTGGCAGACGACGCAGCCGCTGTTTTTGAGCCTGCCGCAGCTGAGGCACTCTGTCCCGCTGCCGTTTCAGAAGCCTTGGCGTTCGTCTCGGACGTTTTTGCCGCCTTCGCAGAATTTGCTGTCGCCGTTGCCGAGGAAGCTGCGCTGCTGGCGCTCGAGGCTGCGCTCGTTTCTGATGATTTTGCCGCCTCTTTTGAAGCCGACGCATCCCGGGCTGAGGTGGCAGCTTCTGACGCTTTCGTGGTTGCGGTGGATGCTGAAGTGGCTGCTGATTGTTGTGACGCTGCCGCATTCGTTTCTGACGTTTTTGCCGCAGCGGCACTGGTGGCCGCCGCGCTTTTTGAGGACTCTGCAGCGGCAGCACTTTTTGATGCTTCAGTGGCCTTTGCTGATGCCGTTCCTGCGCTGGAAGACGCTGACTGAGCCGACGAAGCGGCCTGTCCGGCTGACGTGCTGGCTGCGCGTGCTGAGCCTGCAGCATCAGTCGCATGGGTTGCCGCCTCACGGGCAGATGTGCCGGCATCGCCGGCTGACTTCTTCGCGGCTGCCGTGTTCTGTGCCACTGCGGACGCGTTACGCGCCACCTCTTCCACCATCAGTTCAAAACGGCGCAGTGCCTCTGGCCGGACATCATCCTCCGTCATTGCACCGAGGAAATCATTCAGTGTGCCCGGCTTTGAGTCCTCATATACGGTGATAATCCCGGCGTGTGACGGCGGGAATCCCTCCACCAACAGACTGACGCTGTACTGACCATACTCGACGTCCATTGTGTAACGCCCGGCTTCATCCGGGTTTTCTGAGGCCACTGTGTTCACCACCACCGTGGTGCTGTTGCGCCTGGCCTTTAGCTGAATGGTGCAGTTTTGTATCGGCTTACCTGCGCCATCTTTCAGTACACCTGAAATCCGTACTGCCATATTCCCCCCACAAAAAAGCCCGCCTGAACCGGCGGGCTGTCATAACACTGTGTTACCTGGCTAATCAGAATTTATAACCAACACCCACGATGAAACCGTCAGTGCGCCAGTCGCCACTGCCGGAGCCTTCATAAGCAATATCAATGGCCACGGATTCGATCGGGTTAAACTGCACGCCAGCTCCCCACGCCAGAGACGTGTTGCTGTGGCGACCGTCATCACTTCCGGTCAGCACATCGTGCGTTTTCCCCTTGTTGTCAGTTACGCGGAGATAATCCCCGGAGAACGTCGAAACACGGCTGTAAGCCACACCTGCCATCGCATAAGCACTGAACCATTCATTCACGCGTACAGATGGCCCCGCCATCATGCTGAACCAGCGGTTACGCACTGAATCTTCATGCCAGCGGGTATCGCTGTAATGCGTTTTTTGCTCATCTTTGGCATTGGCATAACTGAATGACGTCACCAGCCCCAGCGTGTCCGTAAATTCATAACGGTATTTCACGTTAATGCCCTTCAGGTCATCACTGCCTGGCATATCAGTATGGGCCTGAAGATACCCGGCGCTTAGTGTGGACTGATGCTCTGCTGCGCTCGCTGGCGTACCAGCGGCAACCAGCCAGACTACTGCGGACAGAATAACAGCACATAATTTACGCATAATTACCTCTCGCTTTTCTGCAATAAAAAGGCGTCATTTCTGACGCCCGTATTGGGGTTATAAAATTCAGCTGATACTGATGCCTGCGGTGGCTTTCTTCATCACCACAACCAGCAAATCGCTGATACTTGCTGTGGGATACCAGCCATTTACCCACCATGCTGATACCGAAAACTCCAGTGTCATTACGCCACTGCCTGCAGGCATATCAATAACACCCGTGTAAATCAGAGTATTATCCAGAGCCGTTCGGTTATAAATTTCAGCCCCGTTTTTCTTCACTATCAGGCGGCATGACGAATAAGTATCGCTATTCTCCCGTTCATGTCTGGCACCGCTGAAAGCCACCGCTGGAATAACAATTTGCCGGTCAAACGGCTGATCGTCATAAACCCTGACGGTAATGGTCCCTGATGGCCACCGTTCCGGTGCACGGGAGTCACGGGGGAAAGCTTTGCCCACTGTTTTAACGAGATCGCCTTCAATCTGGTTCGCGGACAGTTTTCCCAGAACCCGGCAGTTCTCGTTAATCGTGACGTTGTTGAGCGTCCCGGAGTTCGCATTCACGTTACCGCTGATATCGGCATTTTTTGCCGTCAGCCGCCCGTCCGGTGTCAGGGAAAATGCCGGAGGATTACCGCCGCTGGTAATGGTGGGAGCCGTCAGATATTTCAGGAACACTTCATTCATAAATATCTGATCGCCCTGACCAACAAACATCGGCTTTGTGTTGCCATTCGCAGGATTAATCATCGCAATCCTGTCCGCCGCCAGCAGCACCTGACTCTGCATACCGTCAGGGGTATTCTCAATACCGGCACCAATACCCGCGATATAAAGGCGTCCGTCCTGCATCTGCTGCAGCTTCACAGCCCACATGCTGTTCAGGTTATTATTTGTATCAACCTGAACCTTCTGTATCTGCTGAATTGCCGCACTCTGGTCTTCCAGTTTCTTATTGACGGTCTGCGTGATTTCATTGCTGACATCCGTAATGGACGTCCTGATTTCAGCCAGGTCAGGCGCAAGCTGACCGTTATCAATCTGCGTCCACAGCTCCTGAGCCAGATGGCTTTTCCCTATCTCTCCTTTGAAAAAATCCAGATAGCCGGATGCATCATCACTCGGCTGGCCAACAGCCTCCACAAATGCCGATTTGCCAACGGTGTTCACACTGCGGATGTAAAAATAATAATCATGGCCCGGTTTGATATTGATACTGGCGGCTATCCAGTACAGCGCCGTGCCAAGATAGCGGGCTGTGGTTTCAACCTGCCTGATATCGGTAATCCGCGTTTCCGAGAACCAGAACTCAAACTGTACCGTCGGATCATAAACCGCAAGATGCGGCGTGGCAGTTATCTGAAAATAGCCCGGCGTCAGCTCAATCCGCGACGGCGCTGCCGGTGCGGCAATCCGGAACGATACCGACGCCGGATCGCCCTGCTGCCCCCACGCATTTACTGCCCGGACTGTCAGCCTGTAGTTCCCCAGCGCCAGTTGCCTGAAGCGGTATGTGGTTTCCGTCGTCCTGGCCGTGCTGACCAGCCGCTCACTGCCGTCGTCCGCTGCCACGGTCAGACGGAGCAGGAAGCTCACGCCCTTCACCACCTTCGGCGTGTCCCAGCGCGCCAGCACCTGGTATTCCCCGCTGTCTGCGGTGACTTCGGCGGTCAGGTGCTGCACCGCTGGCGGCGTGACACCATTCACCGTGCCGCTCTGGTCGCCGTCAAAGTGCGCCCCGTTATCCACGATGGCCTCTTTTTCCGGTACATGCTGCACGGCAGTGATGGCATACGTGCCGTCGTCGTTCTCACGGATACTCACGCAGCGGAACAGGCGCTGGCGCAGCGTCGGCAGCTTCAGCCCCCACACGCTGTATTCAGCAACACCGTCAGGAACACGGCTCACTTTTACCTTCACGCCGTCGGTGACGGACTGAACCTCCACGCTGACCGGATTGCCACTTCCGTCAACCAGGCTTATCAGCGTGGTACCGGAGGATGGCAGCGTGATTTCACGGTCGAGCGTCAGCGTCCGGGTCTGGCTGTTCACCGCCAGCACGCGCCCGCCGGTGCTGATACCGGCATAGTCATCATCGCAGATTTCAATGACATCGCCCGGCACATGGCGAAGCCCTTCTGCGCCCACGCTGAAATCCACGGTCTGCGTTTCCAGCAGTTCCGTTTTAATCAGCCACAGCCCGGCGCGGTGTGCCTGCCCCCGGCTGGTACAGCCAAAGGCATCCATCTTCGTAACATTACGACCGTAACGGGCAATGGCCTGCGTATCTTCAACAAGCTCTGTCGCCGTCTCCCAGCCGTTATCCGGGTCAATCCAGTTCACCTCAACGGCATTATGGCGGTCCTTCAGGGCGCTGAAGCTGTAGCGGAACGGCGCGCCATCATCCGGCATCACCACATTACTGCGGTTATAGGTCCACACCTTATCCGACGGTCGGTCCTGCACGAACGTCAGCGTCTGCCCGTTCCATACCGGCATACAGCGCATCGCCGAGCAGAAATCGCTGAGCACATCCCACGCCTTACGTTGTGTGGTCAGCCAGGCATTACAGGTGATGCGCGGCTCCGTGCCGCCAAAACCGTCCGGCACCGACTGGTCGCAGTACTGGCCGATGACATACAGCGCCCATTTATCCACATCTGCCGCACCAAGACGTTTCCCCATGCCGTAGCGCGGATGGGTCAGCATATCCCACAGACACCAGGCCATGTTGTTGCTGTATGCTGGCTTAAACGTTCCATCCCAGATACCGCTGTATTGCCGCGTCTGCGGGTTATAGTTCGACGGCACCTGCAGAATACGCCCGCGAAGATGATAATTACGGCTCACCTGCTGGCTGCCGAACTGCTCCGAATCCACCTGTACGCCGACCAGTGCCGTGTTCGGGTAGCACTGTTTCACATCGATGATTTCGGTGTATGACGACCAGAGCGTTTTGTTCTGCAGCTGGTCTGTGGTGCTGTCCGGCGTCATCCTGCGCATCCGGATACTGAACGGGCGCGGCGGCAGGTTATCCACCACCACCGAGGCCAGATACTGTGAAGTGGTTTTACCCTTAATGGTGATGTCTTTTTCCGTCACCCAGCCACCGTTACGTTGTATCTGAACCAGCAGGCGGACTTCCGATGGATTCCTGTCCCCCTTTGAGGTGGTTTCCACCAGTGCCTGCACGCCGAAGGTAAAGCGCAGACGGTCGATGTTTGCAGACGTGATGGTCCGGGTGATCGGCGTGTCATATTTCACTTCCGTACCCAGCACCGTCTCGGATCCGGAGGATTCAAATCCCTCCGGCGGTGTCTGCTCCTGCTCACCGGCCCGGAACACCACCGTGACGCCGGAGATATTGGTATTCCCCTCACTGTCCAGCACCGGTGTACTGTTCAGCAGCACGCTTTTTAATCCATCCACCGGACCTTCTATCGGCCCTTCGCTGATGGCATCGATCACACTCAGTAACTGCGTGGATTTCAGGTTGTCCTTCGCTTCGCGCGGGGTATGCCCCTTACTGCTGCCTTTACCCATTCGTCATGCTCCATAAACGACAAAACCGCCCGCAGGCGGTTTCACATAAAACATTTTGCATCAGCGACCAATCACCACAACCTGACCACCATCCCCTTCGTCTGCCGTGCTGATCTCCTGAGAAACCACCCGCGACCCCACACGCATTTCACCGTACAGAACAGGCAAAACATTGCCCTGGGCAACCATGTTATCCAGTGAGGAGAAATAGGTGTTCTGCTTACCGTTATCCGTTGTCTGTGTGCGGGGAGTTCTGGCTTTCGGTGCCAGCATCTGAGCCACACCGCCGAGCACCATACTGGCACCGAGAGAAAACAGAATGCCGGTCATACCACCGGCCCCAATGGCTGTCCCCCATGCTGCAAGGGTGGCTCCGGCGGTAAAGAATGATCCGGCAATGGCGGCTGCCCCCAGGACAATCTGGAATACGCCACCTGACTTGGCCCCGGCGACTCTGGGAACGATATGAATCACAGCGCCGTCAGGCAGAGCCTCATGTAACTGCGCCGTTAATCCGGACGTGCTGACATCCTGCCCGGCAATACGTACCTGATACCAGCCGTCGCTCAGTTTCTGACGAAACGAAGGGAGCTGTGTGGCCAGCGCCCGGATGGCTTCAGCCCCCGTTTTCACACGAAGGTCGATGCGGCGGCCAAATCGTTGTAAATCCCCGTAAAGGCAGATGCGTGCCATGCCCGGTGACGCCAGAGGGAGTGTGTGCGTCGCTGCCATTTGTCGGTATACCTCTCTCGTTTGCTCAGTTGTTCAGGAATATGGTGCAGCAGCTCGCCGTCACCACAGTAAATGGCGGCATGATTCGGCACAGATGAACCAAAACAGCACAGCAGCACATCGCCCGGCTGCGCCGCTGACAGCGGCACCTGATACAGCCCTGTGGCCTCCAGATTATCCAGATAGAGATTCTGACCGTTACGCCACCAGTCATCCTCACGATGAAAATCCGGCATCTCAATCCCCGCCAGATGGTAAGCATCCCGGAACAGCGTGTAACAGTCCGTCACCCCGTGCTCAAAGAGCCGCCCGGTGAGATGCGGCACACAGCGGAACTTATGAATCGCCCCCCGGCAGACCAGCCACCACGGCAAATCACTCTGCACCTGCAGTCGCCGGTCGGCCTCACTCAGCCAGGGCAGACCACCGGGGTGGCTGTGGACCAGCGCCACAACCTCACCCTGCATTTCTGCCTGCAGCCAGTCTTCCGGCGACATACGGAAATACGCCTCCGGCTCACCGGAGATATTCACGCAGGGGAAATATCTTTCCCCCTCCGGCGCTCTCACCACGAAGCCGCACGACTCCGCTGGCGCACATCGCCGGGCGTGCGCCAATATATTGCTATAGAGCATGAGAACTCCTGATAAAAAACCCAGCCGAAGCTGGGTCATTTCGTTGGCAATCTGTTAGTAGTGATGCAGTGAAGGAGGTAATTCTTTGTTCTTAAGCCTTACCCATGCGGAAAGATTCGTTGGTCCGTCTGGCTCATTAATATCAACATCTCGTGTGTGATTGATTAAAACGTCTCTCGCCATTCCAATAACATACGAGAACTCATGGCCGTAGTCGTAGCACCTGCCAAAATAGTTTGATTGAATTTGCTTTAGCGCCGGATACAGTTCGCGGAATAATGCCTGTGAGCGGTTGGCATAATCCCATAACCATACAAGGCTGTTTGCTTCTTTTGCAGAAAGCTCGTTGGTTTTCTTCTCTTGTTTTCCGATGAATTCGCCTTCAAGTGGAATACGAGCAGCAAGTGACAGTGCTTCGGTAAACTGCTCCTCACTGATTTCTTTGTACGAACATCCAAAATGGGATTTCAGTGACGACCACATGGTGATCATCGCCTTCGCCTGTTTTTCTTTTGGCAGAGACTGACCGCGACTCATGACGAGTTGTTTAATAGCTTCCTGCTGTTCAGTGGTGATTTTACCCGGCAACGCCTTTTTAGCTTTGCGCGGGTTAACCACATGGCCTTTAGTCCAGTAGTCATGCAGCACAGTAAAGCATTCTTCCTGGTACTGAATCAGTTTATCGCGGATGTCAGCACGAACTTTCTCAGGGTTGATGCTGAACAGCCATCCATTTAACTTCTTCAAAGGAAGGCAGAGTAGCTTACGAAGCTTCCCATCAGCAGCAACCATATTCATATGAATACAGTTGAACTTATCTAGTTGTTTCATAAGTTTTTGTTGCTGAGTACCCCAGCTCATTCCGAGGTTTTCAACGATTGGCTTCATCGCAACATATGCAACTCCTGCAGCCATGGCGGTGATAATTTGCTGACCGTTGAAGGATACGTAAGAGGTGCTCACTGCTTCTAAAATTGCTATACTATTCATATCAGTTTTCTCGTAGTTAACTGGTAATTTAGAAGCCTCAATGGTTGCAGCCATTGAGGCTTCGCTGTTTTTAGCGACCATTCGCCACCTCTTCCCTAACACCTTTTGCCAGCAAACGAACAATTGCAGAGTTCAGAGATATACAGTCCATTTCCGCCAGGCGGCGAAGGTCTTCATTCAGCCGTGATGGAAGGCGAAGGTTGAGTTTGATATTTTTGCGCTCAGTGAAAAGTGTATCTTGCATTATCTAATCTCCTTTATGTGGTGCCAAAGTGACGCCATGAAGGCCATAATGCCACCATTGAAATCGTATGGCAATATGGCACCATGATTTTTTTTGAGAGATTTGCAATGGCCGAAAAACAAGTAAAAGACTACGACAAGTTCAACCTCCGTTTTCCTGACGGAATGCGAGATGCTATAGCTGAACGAGCCAAACGAAACGGGCGCTCTATGAACTCAGAGATTGTTCAGATACTGGAAGATGCCTTGAATGCAGAAAATACACTCGGGGAAATAGCAGATAAAATTAACAGCGTCTCGGTTCCGCTAAATGTTGATGCGCTAGTTCAACTTCAAGCCCAGGTTATCGCCATGCAAAAAGAAATACAGGAAAAGTTCAGAGAGCAGAACGAAAAGTTGAGAGAACTGCTAAACAAAAAACCCACCTGACGGTGGGCATAATCCATTACTGCGAAAGTTTGTTAATGGAAAGGAAGCCGCCAAAGTTGCCGACGTTATTGCGAAACTTACAGCCGCTCAGGCATTTGCTGCATTTATCCTTCGTGATATCGGACGTCGGCTGGTCATATTCATCCGCGACAGCCGGACCGTGATAACCGCACTCATCACCGCGATAGGTCCAGGTGCAGGTGTTGGCCAGCATGATACGTCCCGGAAAAACAGCGCCGTCCGTTTCCGTCGGCGTGGACAGTACAAAGGAGGCACTGACCGCGCTCAGTTCGCTGCACTGCTCGATGCGCCAGCGACTGATCACCTCCTGCTCCGGATCGGCGTCGCTGTTTCCGTTGACGAAGTTCACCGCATCCAGAAAACGGGCGTAAACCTTACGCCTGACCACCGTTCCGCCGACCAGACTCTGCAGATCTTCCGCCATCCCGGTGACCATACCGTACAGGTTAGAAACCGTCAGCGTGGGGCGCGTACTGGTGCCTTTGCCATTCAGTTCAAAACCGCTCCCCTGAATGGGATACGCCTGATACTGTCGCCCCTGCCAGGTGACCGGCTCACCTTTTTCGTTCTGCTCATTACAGAAAAAATAACGTTCTCCACCGACCTCTGTCAGATCGATCTCCCAGAGCACCACGCTGGCCGACTGCTCCGCACGGGTGCATTCATTCAGTGTTTCCTGCCGGATATCCTGCATCAGTTCACCACCTGTTCAAACTCTGCGCTGAACTCAACACGCAGCATACTGACCCGCGACGACCATTTTGCGCAGGTCACCTTTATCTGCCGCCACTCATAAGGCGGCGTCCACAGAAAGGCTTTCCAGCCCCCGTGCTCTTCCAGAAATGACTCCAGTACCGTGGCCTCCTCACGGGGGACAGAAAGCGTCACGCTGTACGTTTTCAGGTTGGCATTCAGCCCGGCAGGCGCTCGCTGTGAATAGCCATCACCAAAGCGCACCTTTCTTACAGAAGGGGCCGAAGCCACATCCATACCGGGTTTCACTTTCCAGCGGAAGGTTTTCATCGTCCACCTCCGGAGAACAGGCCACCATCACGCATCTGCCCGGTCACAACATCCATTGCCGCCTTACGGGCTACGTCATAAACCGCCTTCAGCGCCTGTGGCCCTATCTGACCGTTCGTGCCGTCGTTGTTAATCACCACATGGTTATTCTGCTCAAACTTCCCGGACGCCTGCGACCGGCTGTCCGCCATGCTGCCCGGTGTACCGACATAACCGCCGGTGGCATAGCCGCGCATCAGCCGGTAAAGATTCCCCACGCCAATCCGGCTGGTTGCCTCCTTCGTGAAGACAAATTCACCACGATGAACAATCCCCGCAGGCTCATATTTGCCGCCGGTTCCCGTAAATCCTCCGGTCGCAAAATGGAATTTCGCCGCAGCTGCCTGAATGGCTGTACCGCCTGACGCCGATGCGCCACCACCAACAGCTCCGCCAATGGCGCTGCCAATACTCCCGACAATCCCCACCATTGCCTGCTTAAGCAGAATTTCTGTCATCATGGACAGCACGGAACGGGTGAAGCTGCGCCAGTTCTGCTCACTGCCGGTCAGCATCGCCGCCATATTCTGTGCAATACCATCAAAGGTCTGCGTGGCTGCACTTTTAACCTGCGACATACTGTCCGTGGCGCTCTCTTCCCACTCACTCCAGCCGGACTTCAGGCCTGCCATCCAGCTCCCGCGAAGCTGGTCTTCAGCCGCCCAGGTCTTTTTCTGCTCTGACATGACGTTATTCAGCGCCAGCGGATTATCGCCATACTGTTCCTTCAGGCGCTGTTCCGTGGCTTCCCGTTCTGCCTGCCGGTCAGTCAGCCCCCGGCTTTTCGCATCAATGGCGGCCCGTTTTGCCCGTTGCTGCTGTGCGAATTTATCCGCCTGCTGCGCCAGCGCGTTCAGGCGCTCCTGATACGTAACCTTGTCGCCAAGTGCAGCCAGCTGGCGTTTGTACTCCAGCGTCTCATCTTTATGCGCCAGCAGGGATTTCTCCTGTGCAGACAGCTGGCGACGTTGCGCCGCCTCCTCCAGTACCGCGAACTGACTTTCTGCCTTCCACAAATCCCGGCGCTGCTGGCTGATTTTCTCATTCGCTCCGGCATGCTTCTCCAGCATCCGGAGTTCTGCCTGAAGCGTCAGCAGGGCAGCATGAGCACTGTCTTCCTGACGATCGCCCGCAGACACTTTCACGCCGGACTGCTTCGGCTTTTTCAGCGTCGCTTCATAGTCCTTTTTCGCCGCCGCCATCAGCGTGTTGTAATCTGCCTGCAGGATTTTTCCGTCTTTCAGAGCCTTATTCAGTTCCTCCTGGCGGGCGGTATATTTCTCCAGCGGTGTCTGCAGGCGTTCGTAAGCCTTCTGCGCCTCTTCGGTATATTTCAGCCGTGATGCCTCAGACTCGGCCCAGTCCTTTGCTGCCATCTCTCTGGCCTTTTCAAGATCGGCCTGCAACGTGGCGGCTGAAAGCCCAAGTTGCGCATTCGCTCTGTCCTCCCATGCTCCCCGGAGATTGGCAAGAAATGCTGAGGTTTTACCGCGCCGGTGGCTCCGGCTCTGATACCACTGCCATTTTTTGTCCGCCTCATCAAAAGCCTTTTCTGCTTTCTCCAGCATTCCCTGGGCAGTGTCCGGGCGACCAATATCCAGCACCGAATCCCACATGGATTTGAATGCCCGCGCTGTCCTGTCTGCCCAGGTCTCCAGCGTGCCCATGTTCTCTTTCAGGCGGCGGGTCTGGTCATCAAACCCTTTCGTTGCGGCTTCGTTCGCCGCCTGCAATGCCCCGGCTTCATCTCCGGAACGCTGCAACTGAGCAACATACGCAATCTGCTCCGCCGTCACGTTATGGAACTGACGTGCCATCGCTGTCAGTCCCGACGTCGGGTCTGTGGTCAGCTTCCCGAAGGCTTCAGCGACCTTGTCCACCTCCACGCCGGATGCAGAGGAGAAACGCGCCACACTCTGGCTGATCGCCTCAAACTGCTCACCACCACGCACACCGGCATTCACCAGCGCCGTCAGTGACTCGCTGGTCTGGTTAAACGTCAGCCCTGCCGCCTGCCCGGCTCTGGACAGGGCCAGAATACGATCTGCCGTCAGTCCCGCCTGATTGCCGGAAAGGACCAGCGTTTTGTTGAAATCGGACAGGGTTGAGTTGCCCTGATACCAGGCATACGCCAGCGCACCGGTCGCCACCGCCAGCGAGGTGGCCCCCACCATCGGCAGGGTGATCGCACCGGCAAGCCCCCTGAACATGGGGATCATCCCGCCGAAGGAGTCCTTAACCTGACCACCCTGTTGCAGCAGGATCAGCCACGGACTTTGCCCGCCTGCAAGCTGCGTGGCCACGTCGGTGAACTGTGCAGGCAGCATACGCATGGCGGCTTTATACTGCCCGACGGAAATCCCCGCTTTCTGTGCAGCCAGCGCCTGTCGGCTCAGCGACTGTTCAACGACTGCCGCTGTTTTTTTCGCATCAGTTTCCGTACCGGAAAAATGACGCCTGACTCTGGCCATCTGCTCGTCAAATCTGGCCGCATCCAGACTCAAATCAACGACCAGATCGCCTACCGGTTCAGCCATACCGGACTCCTCCTGCGATCCCTTCTGATACTGTCATCAGCATTACGTCATCCTCCGTCATGTCCGCCACATCCGGGGAAACGGGGATAACTTCATTCCCGTCCGGACCAAAGCGGACGCCTCCGGCAAGCCCTGCCGCTTTCTGCATCAGCACATCATCTTCAGGCTCTTCGTCAGCCTCACGCCGGTTCAGCAGACTGAAATCCAGCGGATGCATATCCGGATCGCTGAAAAACAGGCTGAGCACGGTGTACGTCAGCCCGGAAAAGTGCATATCCAGCAGAACATCATGAAAATAATGGGTACTGTAAAAGCGGTGCCAGTCGGCATACTCCGTGGATGACATCCCGGCAAGCATGGCACGCCAGTCGGGTCGCCCCATCTCTCGCGCCAGTTTCAGGGCAAAACTCAGCTCACCATCGAACACTTTCCCGCAGAAACAGGCTCTGCAGGCCCGGCGTCCTCTGTCTGTTCAGGAGCATCATTCACCACAAACTCATACATACCGGACAGCCGGTACACCACGTTTTCAGCATGAGAAATTGCCTCCGTGGGCCAGGTGGTAAGCACTTCCTGCTCAATCTGTTTAACGGCTTCATTCATAGAAGGCAGCTTTGTCTTCTGCGGATGGTTATGCCACAGGGACATCGCCACCACAAAAGCGCCGGTTCTGATGGCGTCTTCCACAGTAAACTTCCGGTTGCTGTCTGACTCCGCCTGTTCTGCCTGTCGTTTCATCAGGGCGAGATGCTCAATACGCTGCAGGGCTGACAGTTCAGAAAGCGTGACGGTCACACCGTTATGTTCAAATGATTCGGTTTTCAGGAACATCGCTGACTCTCCGGATTAACTGGCGGTGACGTTGATTTCTGCAACCGCAGCAAGTTCACCATTACCGGATACGACCGGAATGTTGACCTTGCCTGCAGCAACACCTTTCACGGTGATGGTCATACCACTGACCGACACGGTGGCTTTTGTTTTATCCGCAGACACCGCACGGAAGCTCTTGTCGGTTGCGCCTTCCGGCTGGAATGCCACGGTCAGCGTCGTGCTCTGCCCTTTCACCACCGAGGTGCTGGCAGGCGTCACGGTCATGCCGGTTGCCGCTGTTACCGTGCTGCGATCTTCTGCCATCGACGGACGTCCTACGTTGGTGACTTTCACCGTGCGGGTAATCACTTCCTTCGCCGTCACCGCCTTACCGATACTGCTGACCCAGCCGCGGAACACATCGACCGTGCCGTTCGGGAAGCGGATTTTATAGGCACGGGTATCGCCTTCATTAAACCACGCCAGCAGCGCCTGCTGCCCCTGCTCTCCGGGCATCCACGCCAGCGTGAAGCTGGTATCTCCGGCAGATTTCTGCCCCTGCCCGGTCGCAGTCCAGTCTGCATCTTCATCATCGAGATAGCTGTCGTCATAGGACTCAGCGGTCAGTTCGCCGGGCGTCAGGTCTTTAACTTTTGCCAGACGCGACCAGTCAACGTCTGAAAGCGGATTCGCATAAGGGTCACCGTTCCCCTTATAAACCCACAGGGTGGTCCCGGCACCTTTCACCGGTGCCAGAGGATTTGGTGTTGGCATATCGTCCTCACATTTCATAGGTAATGACATAAGTCAGATCGGCTGAACTCCACAGGCCCGCATCATCGTCGCGCCGGTAGTCATAGCCACTGGCCACCATACTGGTGATCAAATCTGACAGTGCCGGGATATCGCTCATCACCGGATAAATCCGGGACTCCATCCACGAATCCAGCTCTGAATCCGGCACCTGAGCAGGCAGGAAAACTTCAATATGCAGCTCCGCCTGCCAGGTATCGCTGTCCAGCTCTTCGCCCGTGTATTCAGCGCCGGTGAGATAAACGGCAATTGCCGGAAAATCTTCCTCATCAAAAACAGCGGGGCGACCATCAAAAAGCGTCGCCCCGGTGTCATGCTTCTCCAGTGCATCCAGTACGGCTGCACGGAGTTCAGTATGTTTCATCGCTTTATTACCATTCTCAGTTGATGCTGCAGCGCATAGCCCAGCTCTTTCGGGAGACGTTCACGCCGTATCCGTTCAATATTCTGTTTAAACGCCGTGGTCAGCGGCACCGCCATCGGGATTTTCACCACATCAATGGGGTAACGGTTTTTCCCGGCCACACGCTGCATGACATGCCACCGGCCATTTTTCAGTTGCTGAATAAACGCGCCGGGAATACGACGGTTTCCCACCACAAGCACACTGCCGCCACCTTTCAGGGCTGAACGCTGCCCCTTTTTACGACGCCTGCGTCGGGACAGGACAACCCGCGCGTTACCCAGCTTTATTACGGGCAAATCCCCCCGGTTAACCCTGATTCTGGCCTGCGGATTTTTGACCGTGGCCCTTTTCAGCCTGGCCCTTTCCTTTACCAGTTTCCGGCGTACCTTTGTCTCACGGGCAACCTGTGCCACCGACTGCGATATCGCGGATGAAGCAACGCGGTTAATGGCCATTGCGGCGGCACCGGGCACCGCCGTTCTGCTGATACGGCTGAGGTTTTCAACGGCCTGCTCAAGACCTTTTATGGCCATACATCCCCCTTTCAGCGGCGACGGTTAACGGCAGGCGGTACGCCCCGCCCAAGCCAGAGATGACAGCTTCCGCCATCATCCGGCGAAATCCGGTCTATCCAGAAGTTTTCCTCACCGATGGTCAGCGTGTCGCCGCGCCGCAGCTGCCGCACATCATCAGTCCGGACAAACAGGGACGGGCTGGAGCCTTCAACGCGCACGCCCTGTCCGGCATAGCTGATATTTTCAGGGTCATCAAAAACACCACGTATCACAGCACCGGACTGCTCACCGGATGTCATGGTGGCTGACGTTCCCATGTACCCGCGTATCGTTTCATCGGCGCAGGCAATGGCAGCATCGAACAGGTTATCGAAATCAGCCACAGCGCCTCCCGTTATTGCATTCTGGCCAGGCCGCGCGCTGTCATTTCGGCTGCCACACCGGCAGAGACACGGAACGCCGTTCCCGGCAGCACAAATGCCACAGCCTCATCCCGCGTGGCGTGAAGTGCATCAGTATGCAGCGTCACCAGTGCCACAACCGTGACCAGAGCAGCCGTATCAGTCACGGTATCCGTCTGTGCTGATACCACCTCATTTTCATGTCCGGTCAGTGCATTTTCCGGGCTGACAGACGTGTCCTGACCGGCTGCGTCATCCGTGTCATCAAGCTCCTCTTCCAGCTCTGCCACACGGAGCGCCAGTTCTTCTTTCGTCCCCGTCAGGCTGACATCACGGTTCAGTTGCTCACCCAGCGACCGGAGACGGGCAATCAGTTCATCTTTCGTCATGAACTCCTCCACAGAGAGAAAATGGCCCCGAAGGGCCACGATTACGCCAGTTGTACGGAAACGAACTCATCAGGGTCAGCCAGCAGCATCAGCGGTGCTGACTGAATCATGGTGAACTCACGCGCCGGATCGCCGGTGGTCACCCAGTTTTTCGGGTAACGGGCAGAGGCGTTAATGCCTTCGCGCTGTGCGTCCGCATCCTGAATGCAGCCATAGGTGCGCAGACCGCGAGCCTGAGTGTTCCCCAGCACCATCGTGTTGTCCGGCAGGAAGTTCTTTTTGACGCCGTTTTCCACGTACTGTCCGGAATACACGACGATGGCCACATCGCCATACATTCCCTTATAGGACACCGCTTTGCCCAGGTCTTTTACCGCTGTCTCCAGCTCGGAATGAGAGCCGCGACGGGTATCCAGCTTCTCCTTGACGGCTTTGAAGGAACGGAACAGCGCCCAGCCTTTCGGATCGAACACGATGATATTCACCACGCCGCTGGCGTTCAGCGCGTAGGCTTCGATATCGTCGGTCGGGTCATACGTGGACTTGTCACGCTTGCTCCACTCCGTGCCGCCGGACTGCGTGATGTTGTTCGCCGCACTGCGGCCCATATCCACCTCAACCGGATCGAAGGCTTCACCGGTCATGGTGTATTTGCCCTTGAGCACGGCAGAAACGGCCTGCATCTCTTCGACCTGAGCAATGGCCAGCTCTTCGTCTCGCATGTTCTGCATGATGATGCGACGGCGGCGGTAAGCCGGGTCCGCCAGATTCTGTGGATCTTCATCCGGCAGGCGACGCAGGGTCATCTGCGGATTCACCTCATGCTTCGGCTTGACATATCCCGGTGTAAATTCAGAGGTGGAGCCGCCACGGGAGCGGATAACCTCACCGGAAACAATCGGCGAAACGTACAGCGCCATGTTTACCAGTCCAGGAATTTGTGAGAGATAGACTTTCTCCGTGGTGAAGGGATAGCTCTCACGGAAAAAGAGACGCAGAAACAGCGGATCAAACTTAAATTTCTGCTCATTTGCCGCCAGCAGTTGGGCGGTTGTGTACATCGACATAAAAAAATCCCGTAAAAAAAGCCGCACAGGCGGCCTTTAGTGATGAAGGGTAAGGTTAAACGATGCTGATTGCCGTTCCGGCAAACGCGGTCCGTTTTTTCGTCTCTTCGCTGGCAGCCTCCGGCCAGAGCACATCCTCATAACGGAACGTGCCGGACTTGTAGAACGTCAGCGTGTTGCTGGTCTGGTCAGCAGCAACCGCCAGAATGCCAACGGCAGCACCGTCGGTGGTGCCATCCCATGCAACCAGCTTACGGGTGGAGGTGTCCAGCATCAGCGGGGTCATTGCAGGCGCTGTCGCACTCAATCCGCCGGGCGCGGTTGCGGTATGAGCCGGGTCACTGTTGCCCAGCGGCTGGTAATGGGTAAAGGTTTCTTTGCTCGTCATAAACATCCCTTACACTGGTGTGTTCAGCAAATCGTTAACGGCATCTGATGCCGGGTTACCTGCAGCCAGAGGTGCCGGTGCACCCTGCATCAGACGATCCAGCGCAGTATCACTGCGCGCCTGTGCACTCTGTGGTGCTGCGGCCAGAATGCGACGGGCCGTTTCCACGGTCATTCCGGGGGTTTCTGCCAGCACGCGTGCCTGTTCTTCGCGTCCGTGAGCCTCCTCACAGTTGAGGATCCCCATAATGCGGCTGTTTTCTGCCGCAACCGCTGCGGTGATCTGCGCGTTCACGTCCGGCTGCGCCGCGCTGGCGTTCTCGCCCTCCGTCGCTTGCACCACGGTGGTGATGTCAGCCTGCGAGGCAGTAGCTGAAACAGTTGTTGATTGAGTCTCTTTGGTCATTCGCCCTCCTGAGAGACGGGATTTACGTGCATCCAGTGCATCACGCATGACGGTGATCGCATCGGTGCTGTTAACAAGTTCATCAGCCAGTCCGGCATCAATGGCCTCCTGACCGCTGTACACTGCAGCCTCGGTATCCAGCACAGCCTGCACAGACAGGCCGGTATATGCCGACACCTTCTGCGCAAACATCTGGCGGGTTGCATCCATCCGGGACTGCAGTGTCTCCCGGACGTCATCCGGAAGATGGCTGTAGGGGTTGCCATCCACCTTATGGCTGCCGCTGTAAATCAGCGTGATTTCCACACCCTGTTTCTCCAGCGCAGCACCGTAATTGCTGTGAGCCATCATGACGCCGATGGAGCCTGTCCGGGCGGTCTGCGTGACCAGACGCCGGGAGGCGGCACTGGCAAGCAGCTGACCTGCACTGCAGTTCATGTCGTTGGCCAGCGCCCATACCGGTTTTATGTCACGCACACGGGCGATGATGTCAGCGCAGTCAAATGCTCCCGCCACCATTCCGCCTGGCGTGTCCATATCGAGCAGAATGCCGTCCACCATCGGATCGCTGGAAGCCTGTTGCAGACGGGCGATAATGCCGTTGTAACCGGTCATCCCCGAATACGGCTGCAGCGCCCGCGTCCGGCTGACCAGCGTGCCGGACACCGGCAGCACGGCGATGCCGTTCATGACCTGATAACTGCGGGCCTGTCGTGGTCCGTCATCATCACCGGATAACGCCAGCGTCGCGGGTGCCTCTCCGGCAGTCAGGCTGTCGCCGGACACCGCATCCGTCAGGCGGCTGATCCCAAGCTGGCCTGCAAGTGCACAAAAGAAAACCCGCGCATAGGCGGGTTCAAGCATCAGCGGCTCATTAAAGGCCATGCTGGCAATATGCGGGAGATTACGCAGCTCTGCTGTCACTCTTCTCCTCCTCTGTTGATTGTCGCAGCCCGGATTCAAATGCTGCAGCCGCCCAGGCGGGCGGTTTAAGACCAGCCGCGCGGCGCTCCATCGTTTCACGGACCTGCTGGGCAAAAATTTCCTGATAGTCGTCACCGCGTTTCGCGCACTCTTTCTCGTAGGTGCTCAGTCCGGCTTCTATCAGCATCACCGCTTCCTGAACTTCTTTCAGACCATCGATGGCCATACGACCGGAGCCTATCCAGTCGCAGTTCCCCCAGGCACTGCGGGCTTCCTGAAAACTGAAGCGCGCTTTTGAAGGTAACGTCACCACGCGGCGAACGATGGCCTCTTCCAGCCAGCACAGAAACATCTGACTCGCCTGACGGGATGCGACGAATTTTCGCCGCCCCATAAAGTGCGCCCACGACTCGTTCGCGCTGGCCCGTGCCGTGGAGTAGCTCATCTGGGCGTAATTCCGGGAAAGTTGCTCATACGAGACACCCAGCCCGGCAGCGATATACCGCAGCAGTGACTGCTCAAACACGGAGTAGCCGTTATCCGTATCCTGAGCCGTCTGCAGGTTCAGTGAGTCACCCGGCATCAGGTGCGGTACTTTTGCGCCTCCCAGCCGGACCGGCGCGGCGGCGTAATACGCGGCAATTTCACCAATCCAGCCGGTCAGCCTTTCCCGCTGCTCCTGACTGTTCGCGCCCAGAATAAAATCCATCGCTGACTGCGTATCCAGCTCACTCTCAATGGTGGCGGCATACATCGCCTTTACAATGGCGCTCTGCAGCTGCGTGTTCTGCAGCGTGTCGAGCATCTTCATCTGCTCCATCACGCTGTAAAACACATTTGCACCGCGAGTCTGCCCGTCCTCCACGGGTTCAAAAACGTGAATGAACGAGGCGCGCCCGCCGGGTAACTCACGGGGTATCCATGTCCATTTCTGCGGCATCCAGCCAGGATACCCGTCCTCGCTGACGTAATATCCCAGCGCCGCGCCGCTGTCATTAATCTGCACACCGGCACGGCAGTTCCGGCTGTCGCCGGTATTGTTCGGGTTGCTGATGCGCTTCGGGCTGACCATCCGGAACTGTGTCCGGAACAGCCGCGACGAACTGGTATCCCAGGTGGCCTGAACGAACAGTTCACCGTTAAAGGCGTGCATGGCCACACCTTCCCGAATCATCATGGTAAACGTGCGTTTTCGCTCAACGTCAATGCAGCAGCAGTCATCCTCGGCAAACTCTTTCCATGCCGCTTCAACCTCGCGGGAAAAGGCACGGGCTTCTTCCTCCCCGATGCCCAGATAGCGCCAGCTTGGGCGATGACTGAGCCGGAAAAAAGACCCGACGATATGATCCTGATGCAGCTGGATGGCGTTGGCGGCATAGCCGTTATTGCGTACCAGATCGTCTGCGCGGGCATTGCCACGGGTAAAGTTGGGCAGCAGGGCTGCATCCACACTTTCACTCGGTGGGTTCCACGCCCGCAACTGCCCACCAAATCCGCTGCCACCGCCATGATAACCGGCATATTCACGCAGCGATGTCATGCCGTCCGGCCCCAGAAGGGTGGGAATGGTGGGCGTTTTCATACATAAAATCCTGCAGGTCCCCTGCGTCGCTGTGTCATGCCGGTCTGCACTTCCAGCTCCGCAATGTATTTTTTCAGGTCAGACACGGAAGTGGCCGTAAACTCCACTCGCCGTCCGTCTTTTTGTACCGTTGCCACCCGTTTACCTGTCATCAGGTCATGCAGTGCCGCACGGGCAGCGGCAAGTTCTTCCTGTCGCGTCATTCATCCTCTCCGGATAAGGCACGGGCGTAATCTGCCAGTGTTTTCTTGTTGGTTGCTGCACCATCCTCTTCCTGCAGGCTCGCCAGCAGCGCACTGAGATCCAGCTGCCAGCGGGAAATACTGATGCGCAGCGCCGCCAGCGCATAAACGAAGCAGTCGAGTGCCTCATTGCGTCGCTTTTTGCTGTCCCACAGTATTTTTTTCCTGCCATCCACCCATTTTTCGACCTGCTCTTCAGCCGTCAGCTGCTGCGCTTCGGTCAGATCAAAAATATCCGGGTTATTCGGGAAGTGAACGGCACCGGGAAGCGGTTCATCCCCTTCCGGCGTCAGTGTGAAGCGGTTATAAATCTGCTCTTTCGCGGTATCCGTACCAATTTCGGTAAGGTAAACCCCGTTTTTGTTTCGCTTACGTGGCATGCTGGCCACAGGCTTTCCGTAGACGGATGCCCCTTTAATGGGGATCACCCGGAACAGCCCATGTTTTTTCGAGCGTTCATACACAATGGTCGGGTCAATCCCGCCAATATCCCAGCAGATACGGGATATCGACATTTCTGCACCATTCCGGCGGGTATAGGTTTTATTGATGGCCTCATCCACACGCAGCAGCGTCTGTTCATCGTCGTGGCGGCCCATAATAATCTGCCGGTCAATCAGCCAGCTTTCCTCACCCGGCCCCCATCCCCATACGCGCATTTCGTAGCGGTCCAGCTGGGAGTCGATACCGGCGGTCAGGTAAGCCACACGGTCAGGAACGGGCGCTGAATAATGCTCTTTCCGCTCTGCCATCAGCTCGGCATCCGGACGTTCACCGATTTTCGCTTCCCATGTCTCACCGAGCGTGGTGTTCACGAAGGTTTTACGTTTTCCCGTATCCCCTTTCGTTTTCATCCAGTCTTTGACAATCTGCACCCAGGTGGTGAACGGGCTGTACGCCGTCCAGATGTGAAAGGTCACACTGTCCGGCGGCTCAATCTCTTCACCGGATGACGAAAACCAGAGAATGCCATCACGGGTCCAGATCCCGGTCTTTTCGCAGATATAACGGGCATCAGTAAAGTCCAGCTCCTGCTGGCGGATGACGCAGGCATTATGCTCGCAGAGATAAAACACGCTGGAGGGGTCATCCGGCGTCCATTTGAGGCCAAACGGCGTCTCTTTGTCGCCAAATTTAAGATACTGCTCCTCCCCGCAGTGCGGGCAGGCAACATGAAAACGCATAAAATGCGGGGATTCACTGGCAGCACGCTCAATCTGGCAGGTGCCTCTCACTTTGGGCGTGGAGCCACGGATGGACTTTGGCCAGACTGAGCCTTCAATACGCTTGTCACCCAGGAACGTCGGTGAGCCTTCCTGTTCAATATCATCATCAAAGGCAGCAAGTTCATCATAACCCGCCACATCCACTGACTTTTCACGGTAGTTTTTTGCCGCTTTACCGCCCAGGCACCAGAAGCCACGACCATTGGTGAAACGCTTCATGGTGAGCGTGTTATCCCGGTGCTTTTTGCCATACCACGGAGCCAGCGCCAGTAGCGAGGGAATATCACGGATGGTCGGCTCAACGTGGGTTTTCATAAAGTTCTCGGCATCACCATCCGTCGGCAACCAGATAAGGGTGTTGCGCTGCTTATGCTCTATGAAGTAGGCATAAACACCCAGCAGCATTTTGGAATAACCGACACGGGCAGACTTCACCACATTCACCTCGCGGATGTAGTCGCTGCCCATCGCATTCATGATGGCCCGCTGAAAGGGCAGTGTTTCCCAGCGCCCTTCCTGGTATGCGGATTCTTTCGGGAGATAGTAATTGGCATCCGCCCATTCAACGGCGGTCTGTGGCTCCGGCCTGAACAGTGAGCGAAGCCCGGCGCGGACAAAATGCCGCAGCCTGTTAACCTGACTGTTCGATATATTCACTCAGCAACCCCGGTATCAGTTCATCCAGCGCGGCTGCTTTGTTCATGGCTTTGATGATATCCCGTTTCAGGAAATCAACATGTCGGTTTTCCAGTTCCGGAAAACGCCGCTGCACCGACAGGGGGATCCCGTCGAGAATACTGGCAATTTCACCTGCGATCCGCGACAGCACGAAAGTACAGAATGCGGTTTCCACCACTTCAGCGGAGTCTCTGGCATTTTTCAGCTCCTGTGCGTCGGCCTGCGCACGCGTAAGTCGATGGCGTTCGTACTCAATAGTCCCTGGCTGGAGATCTGTCTCGCTGGCCTGCCGCAGTTCTTCAACTTCCCGGCGCAGCTTTTCGTTCTCAATTTCAGCATCCCTTTCGGCATACCATTTTATGGCGGCGGCAGAGTCATAAAGCACCTCATTACCCTTGCCACCGCCTCGCAGAACGGGCATTCCCTGCTCCTGCCAGTTCTGAATGGTACGGATACTCGCACCGAAAATGTCAGCCAGCTGCTTTTTGTTGACTTCCATTGTTCATTCCACGGACAAAAACAGAGAAAGGAAACGACAGAGGCCAAAAAGCCCGTTTTCAGCACCTGTCGTTTCCTTTCTTTTCAGGGGGTGTTTTAAATAAAAACATTAAGTTACGGCGAAGAAGAACGGAAACGCCTTAAACCGGAAAATTTTCATAAATAGCGAAAACCCGCGCGCCTTCCGCCCCGTAACCTGTCGGATCGCCGGAAAGGACCCGCAAAATGATAATAATTATCATCTGCATGTCACAACGTGCATCTACGCCATCAAACCACGTCAAATAATCAATTATGACGCAGGTATCATATTAATTGATCTGCATCAACTTAACGTAAAAACAACTTCAGACAATACAAATCAGCGACACTGAATACGGGACAACCTCATGTCAACGAAGAACAGAACCCGCAGAACAACAACCCGCAACATCCGCTTTCCTAACCAAATGATTGAACAAATTAACATCGCTCTTGATCAAAAAGGGTCCGGGAATTTCTCAGCCTGGGTCATTGAAGCCTGCCGCCGGAGACTGTGCTCAGAAAAAAGAGTTTCTCCTGAAGCAAACAAAGAAAAGAGTGACATTACTGAATTGCTCAGAAAACAGATCAGACCAGATTGAAGCAATTTAGATAATCGTGCAGACTACGCCCCTCATATCACATGGAAGGTACTACAATGGCTCAGGTTGCCATTTTTAAACAAATATTCGATAAAGTGCGAAATAATTTAAACTATCACTGGTTTTATTCTGAACTAAAACGTCACAATGTCTCACATTACATTTACTATTTAGCCACAGAGAATATTCATCTTGTTCTTGAAAACGATAATACGGTTTTAATAAAAGGACAGGGTAAGGTTGTAAATGTAAGATTTTCAAAAAATAAATGCCTTATAGAAGCCACCTTAAAAGGATTCAAATCAGGAGAGTTATCATTTTACGAATACAGGAAAAATCTTGCTACAGCAGGGGTTTTCAGATGGATTACAAATATCCACGAAAACAAAAGGTATTACTATACCTTTGATAATTCATTACTCTTTACTGAGAACATTCAGAACACTACACAAATATTTCCGCACTAAATCATAACGTCCGGTTTCTTCCGTGCCAGAACCGGACTCGCTGGCATGATGAAATATGTGTACCCGGTAACCCCGGTGTGCATCGTTTTTGATTATTCCCACACACTCGCGCAGAAGGAGTTCCCCGTCGGGCTACGGTCTCTGTTAATACGGGAATACGGCGACGATACAGCGCATGATGTGTCAGGCTTGAATACCTTTATCCTTTAAAAGGGATATCAGTTAAGTTATCCCGTGTAGGGTATAAGCCATTATCAAGCCCACCCGTAGATAGGCTTTGTAATGGCTACTTCGCTTTTGCTTCCGCTCGCTTACGCCGGCGCTCTTCTTTCCTCTCGGCTTTTGCCATGTCCATGAATGCCTGCATGATCGAGTTCCGCATCATGTAGCTAACAAAGTGATGATTGACACAGCCGTTGAGGCGCAGCTGCTCGCCAAACTCGTCCACCGAGGCCAATGCTTCCATCATGCCCTTCTCGCCTTTCATGAACTCTGAGAAGTCGCGCCCCGCTCTGGAGGCGCATTCAATAACATGATCACTCATCCCGGAAGCCCGGGGATCGTAATCTGCAGCTGGTTAGCCAGGGAGTTAATCTCAGCGACCAACACTGGCTTCGTATAGCGCCATGCTGCCAGCCCTTGTCCGCAGAAGCTCGCCATGTCTTTCTTCTGGTCAAACTCATGACATTTCATGTTGAGCTGCGCACTTAAGCTGTTGCGATGCTGAAGTTCTCCGGTGAAGTAGTCATCGAGGACTTTATAGGCCGCGTACTTGAACCCGGGGTTTAACCAAGCCGCATAATCGTAAGCAACAAACTTCCCGCCATATGTTCCACCGTGTACACCGCGCTCAGTAAAAACCACAGATTCGTGGTTTTTCTCCAGCTCGGCTAAGAACTCTTTGGTCTGCTTGTTTCGCAGGTAGTGGTAAGGCGATTCAGATTCACTTTTACCACTGGCTTTCCACATATCAGTGAGGCAGATCATGCCATCTTCACCGATACGAATTGGTTGATTGAAGAGGGTTAATGATTTCATAGCGTGTACCTACTCTTTGAAATGAACCTTTGCCGCACAGGAAACCAGCCCACCGAGGCTCGCCAGCACTAACTGGTATCCTCAAAGGCCCATTCCAAAGGGGCAGGTTCGGTGTAAAAAACATGCGTTGCGGTACGCATTTATTGCAAAAAGCCCCGCATCGCGAGGCTCATTAAATGGACTTTGTGATTTGCAAAAAAATTATTTCAGGCACTGAGTCCTGATGTACTCCTGCAGGTAGTTAACCTGCGCGGTTATCCTGTCGATTCCACTTCGGAGACGGTAATAATTGAGTTCAGCATCTGCTGTAAGTCTTGGGCTTTCTCCATCGCCCATGCCGCTGGCTCCGGTCGTTGGCTTTGCACAGGTGGCGGCGACTTGCAGGCGCTTACGACCAGCAGAAACATCAGCACGGAGACTTTCGATAGTCGCGTTAGCATCAGCAAGCTCCTTTGTGTATCTGGCGTCGAGTTCTGCTACATCACGTTGACGCTTCTGCATGTCAGCGATGATGTACGTGGCTTTATCGCGCTGGGTTTTGTAGGTAATGGCGTTATCACGGTAATGATTAACAGCCCATGACAGGCAAACGATGATGCAGATAACCAGAGCGGAGATAATCGCGGTTACTCTGCTCATACCTCAATCTCTCTGACCGTTCCGCCTGCTTCTTTGAATTTTGCAATCAGGCTGTCAGCCTTATGCTCGAACTGACCATAACCAGCCCCCGGCAGTGAAGCCCAGATATTGCTGCAACGGTCGATTGCCTGACGGATATCACCGCGATCAATCATCGGCAAAGCGCCACGCTCTTTAATCTGCTGCAATGCCACAGCGTCCTGGCTTTTAGGAGAGAAGTCTTTCAGAGCAAGCTGCTTACGGTAGGCATCCCACCAACGGGAAAGAAGCTGGTAACGTCCGGCGGCTGTTGATTTGAGTTTGGGGTTTAGCGTGACAAGTTTGCGAGGGTGATCGGAGTAATCAGTGAATAGCTCTCCGCCAACAATGACGTCATAACCATGATTTCTGGTTTTCTGTCGTCCGTTATCAGTCCCCTCTGACCACGCCAGCATATCGAGGAACGCCTTACGTTGATTATTGATTTCCACCATCTTCTACTCCGGCTTTTTTAGCAGCGAAGCGTTTGATAAGCGAACCAATCGAGTCAGTACCGATGTAGCCGATGAACACGCTCGTTATATAAGCGAGATTGCTACTTAGTCCGGCGAGGTCGAGAAGGTCACGAATGAACCAGGCGATAATGGCGCACATCGTTGCATCGATTACTGTTTTTGTAAACGCACCGCCATTATATCTGCCGCGAAGGTACGCCATTGCAAACGCAAGGATTGCCCCGATGCCTTGTTCCTTTGCCGCGAGAATGGCAGCTAACAGGTCATGTTTTTCTGGCATCTTCATGTCTTACCCCCAATAAGGGGATTTGCTCTATTTAATTAGGAATAAGGTCGATTACTGATAGAACAAATCCAGGCTACTGTGTTTAGTAATCAGATTTGTTCGTGACCGATATGCACGGGCAAAACGGCAGGAGGTTGTTAGCGCAGCCTCCTGTCACCCGCTTTCACGAAGGTCATGTGTAGAAGGCCGCAGCGTAACTATCACTGATGAATTCAGGATAGCCAGTGGATACGGCTCAGTTTGGGTTGTGCTGTTGCTGGGCGGCGATGACGCCTGTACGCATTTGGTGATCCGGCTCTGCTTCCGGTATTCGCTTAATTCAGCACAACGGAAAGAGCACTCAATGCATTTAAACCAAGCCCATAAAGGAGAATGCTCTTACCTGTTGCACAGATATAAAAAATCCCGAAACCGTTATGCAGGCTCTAACTATTACCTGCGAACTGTTTCGGGATTGCATTTTGCAGACCTCTCAGCCTGCGATGGTTGGAGTTCCAGACGATACGTCGAAGTGACCAACTAGGCGGAATCGGTAGTAAGCGCCGCCTCTTTTCATCTCACTACCACAACGAGCGAATTAACCCATCGTTGGGTCAAATTTACCCAACTTTATTCAAAAAGTCAATATTATGCCGTTAATATGTTGCCATCCGTGGCAATCATGCTGCTAACGTGTGACCGCATTCAAAATGTTGTCTGCGATTGACTCTTCCTTGTGGCATTGCACCACCAGAGCGTCATACAGCGGCTTAACAGTGCGTGACCAGGTGGGTTGAGTAAGGTTTGGGATTAGCATCGTTACAGCGCGATATGCGGCGCTTGCTGGCATTCTTGAATAGCCGACACCTTTGCATCTTCCGCACTCTTTCTCAACAACTCTCCCCCACTGCTCTGTTTTGGCTATATCAACCGCCCGACCTGTACCGTGGCAATCCCTGCATCTTGCGCCCGGCGTCGCGGCACTACGGCAATAATCCGCATAAGCGAATGTTGCGAGCACTTGCAGTACCTTTGCCTTAGTATTTCCTTCAAGCTTTGCCACACCACGGTATTTCCCCGATACCTTGTGTGCAAATTGCATCAGATAGTTGATAGCCTTTTGTTTGTCGTTCTGGCTGAGTTCATGCTTACCGCAGAATGCAGCCATCCCGAATCCGGCCTGTGATTGTGCCATCCCCATAGCAGCCATCACATCAGTACCGGAAAGAGAGTCAGAAGCCGTAGCCCGTGGTGAGTCGCTCATCATCGGGCTTTTTGGCGAATGAAATTTAGCTACGCTTTCGAGTCTCATGGCCTTCCCCTTTTGCCCTGTTTGACCATCAGGACGCCGTTAACTATTACGTGACGCTCGCCTTTGCTGTCTCGGTTGTACTTGAGCACTGTTCCTCTTGCGCAGGAAAGCATCCTCGCCACTTCGGTCTGATTGCCTCGTGTCTGGATAAGAAGCTCTGGTATCGTTTGAATTGTGGCGTTCATGCGTTCTCCAGTTCGGTGATTTTTATTCCAAGCCTTCCGCCTGGTACTTTCACACCACGAATTACGCGAATGTCATCGAATTGCTCGTCGTCTTCCGCAAATCCGGCGTGGATAAGGGAGTCGAGTAAACCCTTCAGGATGTTATCGAGGTCGCGGCGGCGGGAGTCTGGAACGTCTGCGATGACTTTGATGCGGAGTCTTGATTTGGTGAAAATGTCTAACTTGAGTTGGCGGATGATTTGCTGAACGTCTTTTCGGTATTTCTGGCCTTTATCGCTGATGTAGTATTGGCTTCCCCGTCTTCGCCAGTAGGTGTTCACCGACGGCGGGTAAGGAAGCACAAACTGATATTCTTTCATGGCTTAATCTTCCCCTCCTTCAGCAGGATCGCCTGCGTCCTGATCACGCCTTCGAGGTGATAAAGTCTGGCGTCTTTGTTGTCGAGATTATGGGTGCGTCGGTCGATTTCATCGTGACACGCGCTACAAGCCCATGCGCCGATCAGGTCGTCAGGCTTCATTCCCGTTCCGCAAATTCCAGCCATCCGGTAATGTGCCAGAACTGTAGTTTCAGGATTGCCATTGCATACGCCGTAAATACGTACCTGGCATTCTCTGCCGCGTGCTTCTTTGCGTAGATTAGCCATTAAGCAGCCTCCCCTGTTACTTTCAGCATTCCGTTATCGAGCAGCTTTCTGGTCAGCCACTGTTGACCACGCCCGGTGATTTTTGTGGTGAACGATTCTGTATTCCGTGATTTGTGTTGACCGCTGTTTCTTTCACTGTGAAATAGCCGCGATCCATATATTCCTGCATTGGCACATTGCGCCGGGAACCTGAAGCAATAAGGATTTTGTGATCGCGCATCCACGCAAACAGTTTGTTTGGACCAATTCCAACAACCTTTGCAAAGTTTCCAATCAAAATTCCGCTGGCCTCGCCAACGCGATCGGCAAACTCAACTTTAGGTGCGGCAATTGCGAGCTGGTTTTCCAGTTGCATTTTCTGCTCAGCAAGGTCAGCAGCAAGGCGCAACGCTTCTGGTAGCGTTTTTGGGATATTAACCGCAGCTTCTTCAAGCTCTCGCCAACGGTCAACAAGGCGAGCCGTGAATTCCGGCGACAACTGGGCAACGACAATAATGCTGTCGCGCTTACCTTGTTCGCCTTCGAAGACGTAAGCCTCGACACTACGGCGCAGTCCTAAGTTATTGATTTTTTCGAAAACCTGCAATGCAGGAAGTTGAATAACTCCAGATTTAGCCAGGCGCTCTATTGATATTTTTACATTATCTGGACGACTTCCCACCAACTCAGCGATTTCAATGCTTGTCATTTTGATGGCATTGCCATTTATTAACTCATTCATCGTCTTCTTCCTCGTACATTGAGCTATTCGGATCGCTCATCAGTTCTGCGCAGCAGTGCTCACACACGTGAACTTCCAGCACATGCAGCTTTTGACCGCAATTAGCGCACGTTAAAGCTCGCTCGACGCTTTCTTTCTGGTATTGAAGGGATTGGGATGGGCTAAGCATTATTGGCGTCCTGCATCATGAGAAAGACAATCATGGCGGCGCGGAGAGGTCTGGTATCAAATATTGGGCTTACGCCTTTTGCATCCACACACCATTCAGTTAACTGGTCTAAGATAGAAATCCTGTGTTTCTCAATAATCGGCCATGAGGCACTCGGATCATTGCAGTAGTCAGGTAAATGGTTTAATGGCTCAAAAGTTGTATCAGCGTTTCCGTAATACCATTTGTTGGTATTATTCCCTGATGTTTCCGGTTTACATGCCCAAAGGCCTTTAAAAATTATGTCTCCTACCATTCTGTTAATTTCAAAATCACTTAACTGTGAATAATCCATTGTCATTTCCTCGCACGATGTCTTAGCCACCGGATATCCCACAGGTGAGCCGTGTAGTTGAAGGTTTTTACGTCAGATTCTTTTGGGATTGGCTTGCGTTTATTTCTGGAGCGTTTCGTTGGAAGGTATTTGCAGTTTTCACAGATTATGTCGGTGATACTTCGTCGCTGTCGTCTCATGCAGCCCTCCTGACGCCCTGCCCGATCGCCATCAATGCCGCTTTGGATACGGTAGTAAACATCCGTCGAGGACTGATGAACGGTCGCCAAATCAGCAGCATGGAGCCTTTGCTGTTTCCCTTCTTCTCCAGCCCTGTCGATGGTTCGATAAAATTAATCCGTCCATCAGTGATGATGCGAACTTCGTCAACACTCTCCAGAGCCTTGCTGAACCATCCGACTGACATATCCTCTGGCACAAGCATAACTACCGTCTGTCGCTGTTGTATGCACTGCTCAGCGGCTTTTTCCACCCACGGCCTGATATTGCTGTACGGTGGGTTATTCCAGATTGCACCGTGGCTTATCCACTCAGAATTTAGCGCGTCGTCGGCCTCAGTTAGCCAGTGAGCGCACAGAGCATTTTTGTCGCTCGCTGCCGAGTCCAGCCAGAATCCAAACTCAATATCCAGCGCATCAAAAAGCCAAAGCGGCGTTTGCCAGCAGTCCTTGTCGTGTGCTGGCGTATTTGATTTGATAGTCATGCAGCCCGATCTCCCCATCTCGCTTTCCACTCCAGAGCCAGTCTCGCTTCGTCTGACCACTTAACGCCACGCTCTGTACCGAATGCCTGTATAAGCTCTAATAGCTCCGCAAATTCGCTTACACGCATCCTGCTGGTTGACTGGCCTATTACCACAAAGCCATCCCCGGCAAGGTTAGGAACAACGTCCTGCTGCTTTAATGCTGCGGTAAACACACACTTCCAGCTTTCTGCATCCAGCCAGCGACCATGCCATTCAACCTGACGAGAGACGTCACCAAGGCAAGCCCAAAGCTTTCGATTCTGGTCTAAGCTGCGGTTGCGTTCCTGAATGGTTACTACGATTGGTTTGGTTGGGTCTGGAAGGATTTGCTGTACTGCGTGAATAGCGTTTTGCTGATGTGCTGGAGATCGAATTTCAAAGGTTAGTTTTTTCATGACTTCCCTCTCCCCCAAATAAAAAGGCCTGCGATTACCAGCAGGCCTGTTATTAGCTCAGTGATGTAGATGGTCATACGTCAGCCCCTTGTGCATATCGTCTGCCACGTGCAGCAGGTGCATTTGATGCTGTGCAAATCTGTCTGGCTTCATCCTGGTCACATGCAACAAAGTGTCCGTTGCAGAACCGCTGGTAAACCGTACCAAGCGAGCCAAAACGGTTTTTCGTCACGATGATTTCAGCAAATGGCGCGGCGCTACTGTTCTCGTCATATACCGCTTCCCGATAGAGCATGATGATTGAGTCTGCGTCCTGTTCAATGCTTCCTGAATCACGCAAATCTGCGTTTGTCGGGCGTTTGTTTGGTCGCTTCTCAACATCGCGCGAAAGCTGACTCAGGGAGATAACAGGCGTTTTCAGGTCTTTCGCCATCGCCTTCAGGCTTCCGGAGATGTGAGCAATTGCGAGGTCGTTGCGATCTGCTTTCGGCTTCTCAATCAGGCCAAGATAATCCACCATGATTAGTGACAGGTTTGGATTTTCCTGTTTGTGCCGTTCTGCGATTGAGCGTATTTCTTCGACCGATAACCGCGAGGCATCGACTACCCATACATCCAAATCTGCAAGCTGACTCATGCCGTTAGCAACACGTGCCCAGCCTTCGTCATCCATCGCTGCAGGATTTCGCAGCACACTAACCGACATCCTCCCGGCGTTGGCAATGCTTCGCTCTGCAATCTGCAATGCGCTCATTTCCATTGAGAAAATCAATACCCCGCGCCGGACGTCAGAACCAGGAATAACGCGGCTTGCAACGCCTTCGGCAATCTTCAGCGCCAGTTCGGTTTTCCCCATACCAGGACGAGCAGCGATTATCACAAGGTCTTCTGCGTTCATCCCTCCGGTGATGGCGTCAAGTTCTTCGATTCCGGTCTTCAGGGTATCTGACTCTTCTCCGTTCCTCAGACGCCTGTCAAGCGTGTCGGTGTAGTCAGTGATGATTTCCCCTAACCGTACAGGTTTAACCTCGTCACGGGGCTTTCTGATGGCTGAAAGACGCTTTACAAGTTCATCCATCGCCTGACTCGATGCGTCGATGGTTCCGCTCTGAATTGGTTCACGCATTTCATCCATGATTTCCAGCACCAGACGGCGGTGATAGTTATCCGCGACCATTCCGGCATATCCCTTCAGGTTTGCGGCGCTCGGGCAGTTTTTGCTGGTCATCAGGATTGACGTGAAATGCTCCTCTCCGCACGCCTCGGCAACCATCAGCGCGTCGATTAGGTTTCTGTTTCTCGCCTGCTTCCGGATAACCTCGAAGGCTTTCCGGTAGAGCGGAATTGAAAACGCTTCCGGCTCCAGCGTTGCCAGAACGTCACTGGCAGTTGGTGTTAATCCACCAATCAGCAGGCCACCGATAACGCTCGCTTCGATATCCTGTTTCATGCAATCCCCCTGTCTGCAAACTTCCCTTCCCGAACTCCCGTTAACGAATCTTCCCTCAGCAGGTAATCAAAATCAGCTGTCCAGCCCGTGTCGTTGTCTCCGAAGTAAAACGGCTTGGCCTGATGCACAAACGCCCTGACATACGCTCTGAAACCGTCCACGTTTGGCGTTTTCAGTTGCGGGATGATTTTCTTCAGGCGGCGTTTGCGTTTCTCGTTGACCGCAACAGCGTGTGGCAGTCTGTCACCGACTTCGGTGTTGTAAGCGTTCAGGAAGGATTCGTAGTCGATTCGTTCTGCCTTGCGACGTTCAGGTTTAACCTGCCCATCGCCGCCCCCGTTAGGGGGTAAGGGGGTATTTGTATTTATTGTCTTTTGTATATTGTCTTTTGTGTTTAGCTGACTTGGCTTATACCCATTAGCCGACTTGGCTAATGTTTTATTAGCTGTTTTAGCTAATGTTAAGCTGTCCTGGCTAATCCACTGAGAAACCACCTTGTTCACTCCGATTTTCACGCCATCAGCAATGAGGAATTTACGCTCAATAAGCTGGCGCTTGGCAGCGCAAACATGAGTGTGATGAATACCTGTCATGGCTGCTATCTGCGTGTTTGTGAGTCGATCCATCGGCTTATTGAATCCGTATGTCTTGCGCATGATAGCGAGCATCACCTTCAACTGCCGGACGGTTAAATCAGCCATCAGCAGACTGTCGGTAATCTCGTTAGCAACGCGCATGAAACCATCTTCGGTATCTGCCACGCGATGCTCCACGACCTCCAGTTGAGGCCTGTAATCAGCTAACTTAACGACGCCCATGTTTCACTCCTGCTTTGGCTAGTCTGTAAACACCAACAAGGCGCTCTGCGAACGCCCTGTTATTTGCTGCGGCTACCACTAATCCCTCAGGTGAATCAGGGTGTCGAATCTCTTCTTTTTCCTGGTATTTCTTACGACGTTTTGTCATAATTACTCCTGTGGATTGATCCAGTAATTCCCTCAGAATTGCATATCAATTTGCTTAAAATCCTCGGTGGCAGCCGGGGATTTTTTCTTTGTGATTTCATCCAATGCATACTTAAAAGCCCTGCTAATCGGACTGATGTCTGATGCCATTCCGAAAGCACACAAGACCGAAGCAATAAACCGCCAGTCCGTTCTGCTTATCTTCGATTCATGACAGCCAATCATCTTTGCCAGACCGCGCTGTGTAAGCGTTGACAGGTTGATGAGTAAATCTGTTTCTGCGCGATCAACGTCGCGCTGTGATAGTTTGCTGTAACTTGTTCGTTCCATTTCTTAAGATTTCCAATAGTGAATAGTTAGTTGAAAGGTATGCGTGGAAACGCATATGGCCTTAGTTGGTCAGATATCTTGGGACTCGCTTTTCAGCGACGTAGGACGAATGTCCGTTGTTACAAAGAGCGGCTCCGCTTATTAAGCGGCTTTGTGCTCCGGCGGGAACACGTCATCAAGACTTACTTTTGCGCCTAACTTGTTTAGACACGCAACAAGAGCACGGCATGTTTTAAGGTCTGGGAAGCGACGACCAGATTCCCAATGTCCGATAGCTCCCTGTGTGCATCCAACTGCCTTAGCAAGTGTTGTTTGAGAGATATTCAGTGACTCTCGATATTTTCGTAGGTTGCTCATATGCCCTCCATAGTAACCACGAATAAAAAATACAATATGTACTTCTCAAATACAAGTAAAAATACACATTGTGCATGGATGGTTCCAGTACAGAGCGTAATAATAAGGACATGAAAATGAAATGGTATGAACTGGCTAGATCCAGAATGAAAGAGCTCGGCATAACTCAAGAGAAGTTAGCCGAAGAGCTAGGTATGACGCAGGGTGGAATTGGACACTGGTTGCGCGGATCTCGTCATCCATCTCTTAGTGATATTGGTGTGGTGTTTAAATACCTTGGTATTGATAACATATCATTCAACCACGACGGGACATTTTCACCTGTTGGCGAATACTCATCGGCCCCAGTTAAAAAACAATATGAGTACCCTGTTTTTTCTCATGTTCAGGCTGGGATGTTCTCTCCAGAACTCAGAACCTTTACCAAAGGTGATGCGGAGAGATTGGTAAGCACAACCAAAAAAGCCAGTGACTCTGCATTCTGGCTTGAGGTTGAAGGTAACTCAATGACCGCACCAACAGGTTCCAAACCTAGTTTTCCTGACGGGATGTTAATTCTGGTTGACCCTGAGCAGGCTGTTGAGCCAGGTGATTTCTGCATAGCCAGACTTGGGGGTGATGAGTTTACCTTCAAGAAACTGATCAGGGATAGCGGTCAGGTGTTTTTACAACCACTAAACCCACAGTACCCAATGATCCCATGCAATGAGAGTTGTTCCGTTGTGGGGAAAGTTATCGCCAGCCAGTGGCCTGAAGAGACGTTTGGTTAAGGCCAGCAACGAATCACAACAAACACATGGGGCGGCGGATTAAGGGTGATGGAGAATCGAAATAAGTTGAGGTCAACATGAACACGTTCAGCATAATCGCGATACCTTTTTTTGCCCTTTCAGTGGTTCTGTTGACTCTTGGCGCTACCAGGAAGAACCAAGCCAGCTTCATCGTTGGCGGCGTGTTTATGGCGTCATGCGTGGTTAATGCCATTATCGGCATGTCTCTTTGAGCGCTATGAGATCAGGCATCCTCGTTACTTTGTCATGTGTGACAGCCTGGTATGCACTCTGCGAGCTTTGATGTGGTTTACCACTTTAATAGTCACCGTATCACTAAACTGATTAGCTTTACTCATACTCTTGTGGATTCGCTATTTCTGATGTCAATGCAAAAAAATACTAAGGAAACAAAAAGGATACTTATGTCAGATAACACTATTAAAATCATACCTCAGCACATGACCGCCACATCAGTTCTTATTACGCCTGATCGTGCTGAAACAATCATTACTTTTTACCGCCATGAATTTGAGCATCACATGCAGTCTGATGAGCAAGGAAAGAATAGCTTCCAAGTAAAAGTTGAGTTGACCCCTAACATGTCAGTCTCAATGAGCCCGGATCAAGCTGTTGCATTAGTAAAATCATTACAGGTAGCTCTCAGGGATAATGGGCTATGGAAAGACTGAAGCCAGTTTCTTCAGTTCAACCTACCTCAGGAACAACATCATCAGTTCTTCCAAGTATTATAGTTAGTGCAACCCTAGCAGCGACAACCGTTTCTCCTTATGGGGATCCATCTCAGTACCAAAGTATTGGTATTGATGCTAAGGTATCAAATAGAGTTTCATACGCCATGGACGAAACGGGTTTGCGCCCAAGTAAGGAAGATGTAGCGATGAAGAGTGATACCCTGGAGGTAAGCGTGAGCGGAATGTCCAGAGAAGAACTTGACGCAAAGCTTTCACAAAACAAATCAGAGGTAGAGTCTATTGCTGCGGAAATGCGTCGCGAATCAGCTGACTTTAAAACCTATTATACTCAGCAATTTTCTTCTATTGAGAGAGGTATTGCTGAAATTAAAGGTGAAATCGGCGGTTTGAAAACGGGACTTACAACGACTCAGTGGGCGATGGCCGTTGGCTTGACTTTAGTTACTGTGATTCTGTCTGGCGTGATGTTAGCCTCAAGTTGGATTATCTCCGGCAATGACAAGTCACCATCAGTAACCAGCCCGGCTCCAATTATAATACAGGTACCGACACAGCAACCATTAACGAGCGCTCCAACTAACCAATCGTCATCACAACAAGCTCCTAAGCAATAAATAAACCCGGCCACCGCGCCGGGTTTTCTTTGCCTCACGTTCGCCCCAAAACACATAACCAATTGTATTTATTTGAAAATTAATAGATACAACTCACTAAACATCGCAATTCTGATCTCTCCTTACATCGCCGAGGCAATACACCCACGCTAAAAAACAATACTATTAAATACAAAGCGTTGTAAAAAAACGCCCCGTTTTAGAACAAATTGTATTGACCAAGTGGAGTACATATCGTACTATTTAACCATCAGCAGGACGCTGGAAGCCAAATGGAACAGACTGGCAGGCTCTTTAAACAACGTCGACTCTCGACTACGTGGCTGAAAAGCCAGATCACCCAACCACATAAGCTGTGGGATGCAATGCCGAAGCAACCGTCTCAGGAGGAGCTTCGAGATTGCATCGCCAAAGTTTATTCGGGAGGAATCTATGTCCAGAAAAACAGAATTTAAAGGCACCGCAGCTTCTCGCCGTAGAGCTCGTCGCGCAAACCTGCAAAGTCAGGAGGCGATTAGCTCCGACAAACTACACAGGCCAACCCCATCACGAGTGGTCTTACAATGCAAACGCAAACCAGCAATGAGAGCAGAAGTAATAACACTGACAACGTTGACCAGAAAATATGAAGGCTCAACTTGTCTTCCAAATGTAGCTCTTTACGCGGCAGGCTACCGTAAATCCAAACAACTGACAGCAAGATGACTTGTGTTGGTCGCCAGAAAATGAAATTAGGCAGCAAACCACTTATTTGAGGTGATATATGGAATTTCATGAAAGTGCGATTTGTGATTTTCGCGCTAACGCAAATTCAGTAAAACCACAGCCAATTGCAGTTCTTTTTAAAACAATGGGTGCGTGGGCTGTTTTATGCTTCGCCGCTGATGACACTGACGCAAGAATGGCAATAGGCCAAGAGATGGAGATGGACCCGACAAACGATGAATTCATAATTTATGGCGCTCCATCTAATTACTTACTTGATACCTGCAACATTTACAACAAGGCTGCCTGATGGTGGCCTTTATTTTTGGCATAAATAACAGAATAAACACTGCACTGTGTATTCATTCCAACGAGTGAATACACGGAGCAATGTCGCTCTTAACTAAACAGGAGCCGACTTGTTCTGATTATTGGAAATCTTCTTTGCCCTCCAGTGTGAGGGCTTTTTTATATGCATACCAATAACGCTTCACTCGAGGCGTTTTCGTTATGCAATCAAATATAAGGAGTTACCCATGATGCACTTTCAGCTCGCGGGTAGCGGCGTCATGTCCGCTTTCTACCCGCACGAATCTGAATTATCACGCCGAGTTAAACAATTAATCAGAGCAGCAAAGAAACAACTGGAGGCGTTATGCGCAATGAAATAGCCATCAATCACCAGATGCTTCGTGCAGCACAAAACAAAGCAGTAATAGCCAGATTTATTGGTGATTCCAAAATGTGGCTTGAAGCAAATAAAGCGATGAAATCAGCTATCAACCTTCCGTGGTATCGCAGGAAATGAGTTTTACAGATAACTGGTCAGACGAAGAATTCATTCGTCAGATGAAAGAATTAATCGGTAACGAAGGAGATATTCATGTCACTTGCAACCACAGTGAAGGAGAGCAAGTTACAGAGGCGCATGTACACGCAGCAGGCGTAAATGTATCGCCAGAAGGGAGATCGTGAAGGTGTTCGCGTATTTTTAAATGCGGCAAAGACTGAAGTATTAAATCAGCGTTATTTCCTTGGGCCATGTCCATTCTGAGAACAATCATATGAGCAAAGAATTTTACGCAAGACTGGCAGCTATTCAGGAGAATCTGAACGCGCCAAAGAATCAATACAACTCATTCGGCAAATATAAATACAGAAGCTGCGAAGACATTCTTGAGGGTGTTAAGCCGTTACTGAATGGCCTGTTTTTATCAATCAGCGATGAAGTTGTGTTGATTGGTGAACGGTATTACGTGAAAGCCACGGCAACTATTACTGATGGCGAAAACAGTCATACAGCAACCGCTCTTGCACGAGAGGAAGAAAGCAAGAAAGGAATGGATTCTGCACAAGTTACGGGAGCCACAAGCTCTTATGCACGCAAGTATTGCCTCAATGGTTTGTTCGGCATTGATGATGCGAAAGATGCAGATACAGACGAGCATAAACATCAGCAGAACGCAGCAGCAAAGCAATCAAAACCATCACCTACACCTGAACAGGTTCTAAAAGCATTCACTGACGCAGCAATGCAGAAAAACACCGTAGAAGAGCTTAAACAGGCGTTCGCCAAAGCGTGGAAGATGCTCGAAGGCACACCGGAGCAGCACAAAGCGCAGGACGTTTACAACATCAGACGAGACGAATTAGAAGGAGCGGCTGCTTAATGGCACATTCGATTACTGTAAGACTAAACAAGCCCGCAAGAGAGTTTCAGGCCGGGGAAAATATCGGATTCAACATCCGTGCTGGCGTTCAGTATTACGATCGCCAGACAAAAAAGAAAGAATGGACAAACTACAGCGCCGTTGTATTTGCCAAGCCGGGAGCGCAAGCGGATTACTACCGTAGTGTTCTTGTTGAAGGTGGCATTGTTGAAATTACCGGAGAAAACATCAGGGTTGATGTTTATCAGGGGCAAAATGGTCAATCAATCAATCTTGAATTACTGAATGCAAAGATTGGATTTGCAACTTCAGGAAACAGCCAACAGCAGCAAAGTAGCAATCATCAAAATCATCCTGAATACGACGATTCAATTCCCTTCTAGATTTGCAAAATAAGGATTCCATTATGCCAGCGCCTCTGTATGGTGCGGATGACCCGCGCCGCTGTTCCGGCAATTCCGTATCGGAGGTGCTGGATAAATTCAGAAAAAACTACGATCGGATAATGTCGCTACCGCAGGAAACGAAAAAGGAAAAGGAATTTCGCCACTGTATATGGCTTGCAGAGAAAGAAGAACGCGAGCGAATTTACCAGACATCAATCCGACCATTCCGCAAAGCCACATATACCCACTTCCCTGAAATTGACCCGCGCCTGCGTAATTACCGCTCACGCTATGGCGCTATCAGTAATGACTGAGGAATTTACCATGAGAGGACTTGCATACAATCCCGGCATTCTTCCGGCAGAAATGATTATTCGCCAGCGCGTAAAGCCAATGCCATCGAGAGAGGAATTGCTTAAGAGAAATTCTTTTCCGTCAGTAAATCAAAACAAATATCTGAATGCGATGTGGCGTAAAGGAGGCAAGCAGTGAGTGTATGTCTTATTGATAAACGTCGACGTGGGCAACAAATATCATCTGTTGGAATGCCGAATCACACATGGTTTTGCGTACTTGATATCGATGGTATGGATGCGTTGGTTGACACTCGTCATTACTGCGATACCGCAACAGCTACTCCGGCGAAAGCAAAGAAAATGGCTGCTCTGATAGAAAACTGGACTCCACCTGATGGTTGGTGCAATGGGAATGATCGAGATTGGCACGAAAAAATGAAGGGCTATATCTGCGATTTTTTACGTAAATGCAACGGATTCAGGGTGATGTGATATGACCAAAATTAACTATCAGGCACTGCGTGAGATAGCAAAGCACCAGAGACTTACAGAAGAATCAGCGAGCTACGCAAGGACTAACGCCTCACACTCGATTAGGCCTGTACATATCTGATAGAGCCGCTATATGGCGGTTTTTTCTTGCCTGGAGAATTAAGATGACCGATACCAGCCTGATTCCTGAGAAAGAAGTGATGAACAAGCTCGGTGTTTCATCACGTCAGACAATCTGGAACTATACCAAACGGCACGGATTTCCGAAGCCAGTCAGAACCCACCCCAAATCATACCTTCGTGAAGCTGTTGAGTGGTGGATTCTTAACGGTGGCGTTAATCAGAAATGCTCCTGA